AACTCGCGGAGTTGGTCGACCGTCACAATGCACGCTAGTGCATCGTGACTTCGCATCGAGCTAAAACTCGAATCCTGAAACATCAAGGAGATTTATTCATGGCAAAACCAGACGATCCCGGTTCACAAGGCAGATCACAAGCACCCGGTCAAGGCGGCGGCGCACCCGGCAAGAGCGGCCTGCATGGTCATTCGCCCGAAGCGAAGGCAGAACGTGCAGCACGTCGCGCTCGCGGCGAAGATGTGCCAGAGCCACCGGAAGACGAAGGCGGCAGCGGTCCGACGCAAGCACCCGACAGCGAAGGTCCGGTGGTCAATCCGCTGAACAAACCCTGAACGCCCGGCCCATATCTATCTCCTGTGACTTGAAGTATGGGCGTAACTTACTCCGGACTTCGGTCCGGAGATTTTTAATCGAGAGGTTAAAGATGAATACTGCAAAGAAGGCGAGTGCTTCCATCATCGAAGATGAAAGCGTCAGCACTCAAGCCGCAGAAGAGAGCGATGCGCCGAAGGTTGGTGTGAACGAAGAACTCGGCATGACAGTTGTTGCCGATAGGTCTGCGAAAGCGCAGGCGGTTGAAGGCGAGACTGTGCGCATGGTCAATGCCGATGGAAACGAAGCCGACGTGAATGCTGCCGACGTGGCGATTCACGAGCGTGCCGGTTGGAAGAGACAAGAGGAATAACGCATCATGGCTGTAGCCGTCTACCCGGCTCCGGGCTATGACAGCTTCATCAGCCTAGAGGATGCCAACGCATATCTGACGAGTCTCGGTTACGCGAAAAACGTCTGGGACAACAAGTCGACGACTGAACGCGAAGCAGCATTGCGACGCGGCACGCAATTCATCTACGCACGTCGTCTTCGTCCTGAAGCATTGTGGGACACCACGACGACACCGGCAACGGCGCGTGTTCACCCGAATGTAGCCGCTGCGACAGCCGAAGCGGCACGTCGTCATGTCGAGGGTAGCTTATACGGCGATCTTCCCTCTGCGCCAGTTCTAGAGAAAACAGTGGGACCGTTGACGCTGCGCTATGGTCAGCCGACTATCACCAGTGAAGCGGAACGATACCCCGTCATCACAGACTTGCTGTTTGGCTTGACTTACACAAGTGCAGCGGGCTTTAGTCCTGTGACTTTTGAAAGAGTCTGATGGCATCAGCACTGTACGGCGAACTCGCACAAGCGGCGGTTGACTTGCTCAATGAGCTAGGGCAACTTGTGCTTCTATCTCGCCCAGGTGCCGGTGCTGGCTATGATCCTGATACTGGCTTCGTCGACGAAGAAGCCGTTGTGGTATGGAGTGCCAACGGTGTTGAATTTGAATACAATCAACGCGAGGTTGACGGCTCGCTCATTCAGAGCGGAGATCGTCGCGTGCTGATCGCGCCTAATCTTGGCACGATGCCGCAGAGCGGCGATGTCGTCACGCTCGGTGCTTATCGTCTTGAAGTCGTTGAATCGCGCCCGCTGCAACCTGCGGGCGTTGTCGTGCTCCATGCAGTGCAAGCGAGGGGCACATGAGCTTTTCCGATGACATCAGGGAATTCCAACGCAAGACAAACTTGTCGATGGATGTGATCGTGCGCAAAGTTGTGATTGACATGACGGTCGCACTCACGCGCATGTCGCCAGTGGACACCGGCAGGTTTCGCGGAAATTGGATGCTCGGTGTTGGCTCGCCTAATACGTCGACGATTGAGGCAGTTGACAAAGACGGATCGACGACTGTTGCGCGCATCACGCAAGGCGTCGAAGGTGTGAACGCAGGCGGTGTTGTCTACATCACTAACTCATTGCCATACGCTAGGCGGCTGGAATATGGTTGGTCGAAACAAGCACCGTCACCTCCGGGTATCGTGCGCTTAACAGTGCAACGGTATACGGACTATATCGCGGCAGCGGTGAGGAGCTTGAAATGAGCTTGCCGCAAATACGTCGTGCGCTAGAGAAGCATCTTGCGGCGCTCATGCCGCCTATTCCAACATCATGGGACAACGTGTCGTTCTCTCCACCGGCTGATGGCTCGGTGTATCAAGAGGCGAAGCTCGTGCCTAATAAGCCTAACGGCGAAATGATGGATACGCTCACGTTTATTGAACAAGGCTTTTTGCAAGTCGCGGTGTTCTATCCGCAGGGTAAAGGTCCAAGGGACGCTGAGAACCGAGTAGATGCATTGCGCGCTCACTTTCGTCGGGGCACTACTTTGATCGAAGGTGGCATCGAAACGAATATCACCGAAGTCCCTGAAGTAGCAGCCGGTCTGCCGGTAGAGGGACAGTGGCGAGTTCCGGTGACTATCTACTGGCAAGCGCAAGTAGCTAGTTAAAGATCAACGGTTCTTCTTTGAGGATCACATCATGGCAATCGCAAAAGGTGCAAATAAGCTCCTAATCGCAAAACGGCAAACGGCGAAGGGCACGCTCGCTATTCCTTCTGTCGGCGGGCAGATCATTCGTCGTGACACATCGACCTTTGACCGTGCGAAAGAGACAACAACAACCGAAGCTGAACAGACATCGCGCAAGCAACTCATGTCGTCGCGTCACGGTGCTGTGACCGTCAACGGTTCTCTTGCTGCGCTGTTCTCGCCCGGTACATACGCGGACTTCTTCGCTGCGTTGCTGATGCGTGAGTTCACCGCAGTCGCGAACATCACAGGCGTGACGGCAACGGTTGCAGGCAGCGGACCGACCTACACCATCACACGCACGACGGGCTCATGGCTCACAGACGGTGCGAAGATTGGGCGCGTCCTTCGTCCGACTGCGGGTCTTGCTGTGGGCTCGCGGCGCAATATGCTGATCGTCGGCGTGTCGGCGCTGATCTTGACGGTGATGCCACTCAATCGCAAAGTACCGGCTATCGAAACAGCAGTCCCGGCGTGCACGTTCATTTTCCCAGGTGGCATCACGTATGTGCCTGAAACAGCGCACACCGACATTTACTACTCATTCGAAGAGTGGTTTCCTGAAGTGCCACGCAGTCAGGTCAGTCAGGACGTGAAGGCGTCGTCGGTGAACGTGCGCCTGCCTGGATCGGGCAATGCGGGTCTTGATTGGACATTCCTGGGACTAGATCAGACCAAAGCGGCGACGCGCTACTTCACCACGCCGTTAACGGAAACGACGACAAGCGTCATGGTGGCAGCGGGCGGTGCACTGATCGTGAACGGCTCGCGGCGCGGCACAGTGACAGACCTTACCTTGACGCTCGATGCTCGCGGCGCGGTGGCTGATCCTGTCGTGGGCGACACTATCCGGCCTGACGTGTTCACCGGCAAACTCATGGCGAGCGGTAGCTTCACGGCGTACTATGACACCGCCGAGATTCCTGACTTGTACGATGATGAAGTCGAGACAAGCATCGTGTCGGCACTGGCGGCGAGTTCATCGGACACAGCGGACTTCAACACGTTCTCGCTGCAAAAGATCAAGCTCAATTCGAGCACACCCGATGACGTTGAAACCGGCCTGAAGCGCACGTATAACTTCGTCGCGCTCTATAACGATCTCGGCGGACCGGCACTTGCGGCGAGCGCGACAACGATTGAACTGCAAGACAGTGCGGTTGTTCCTTCGTAATTCAACAGGAGAACTATCATGGCAGAAGATGGCGCAGACACCAGAGCGGCGGCTACAACTTTGACGGGCACGTTCACAGGTACGTTCACGGGTACGTTCTCTGCGTCGCCTGCGCCTGCGCCATCTCCGACACCAACACCGACACCTCCTGCGCCATCACCTTCGCCTGCGCCGACACCGGCACCTCCTGCGGTGCAGGCAGAGAGTCCCAATGGCACGACGATACCTGCCGATGGTGCTGTCATCATCGACGGCTCAGGCGCACGCTGGACCGTCACCGACGGTGTTGTTCGCCGTAACGGTGTTGATACCGTTTCATCGAATGTGCGCACGTTGCTTTACTACGGCGGCGTTGTCTATCAATCGAATGCGTCCGGTGGTTGGTGGAAGTGGGTAAGTGACGGTTGGCAAGATTCATTCGATCCGCGTGTGTCGACATCTACGCCGTCACCATCTCCTGCGCCTGGACCGGCACCGGCACCATCGGCAGGAGTGCCCAACATCGCGAATGTTGCGCGGCATCCTGCCGACATGCTCGAAGTCGGGCCGTATTGGATTCAAGACAATCGCTGGGGGCAAGGCGGCATCAGCGAAGGTACAGCATCGTATCAATATCAACAGTCGCTTGAGCGTTCGCTGACATTGACACCGGCAGGTGCGTGTGCTGCCCGCATAAAATGGAGTTGGCCCGAGTTCAATCAGCAGGGACAGAAGATCGACGGCAATGGTGCCTACAGCGAAGTCAAGGGCTATCCAAGCATCATCTATGGCACTGCGCCTGGGGATTCTGGTCCGGATCAATGGCCTGCCTATATGTATGCCGTGCGGGCACCTGATGGCGTCACGGTGCCGTCGCCACCGAGTAACGCACCGCAGGATGTGTCGAGGAATTGGCAACCGCAAGGCGGCTCTGTGATTCGACGTGTGCCGTGCGGCAAGTCGCCGAGTGCAACACTCGTGCCGAAGCGACTAGGCATGGCACCGGGCTCGATTGTGGGTGACTTCAAGTGGAGCAAGGCTAACGCAACGGGCAAGGGCCATTTGTCCTGGGACATCTGGCTTCAAGAGACAACCGATCAGGGCTTCGGTTTTCCGAATTCATCGGTGACGCACGAGATCATGATTCCAATGGGCAATTGGGGCACCTACGGGCGGCATCCGGACGGGCGCTATTCCGGTTGGTACAGTCATGACACCGTCATTGATGGCGTTACCTATCACGTCTACATGGCCGGTGCGGGTTATACATTCGGCGGGCTTGCGGGCAAGTTCACGAACGAAGAGACAGGCAAGCCGCGCACGGGTTGGAAGTTCATCGTGTTCCAGCACGACGGCGATAATCATCCGAAAGGTCCGGACGGCAATATTCACTTGGACTTTCCGAAGTTCTTCGCACATGCGGCGCAGTCCAAGTGGAACGGCGTGCCGATGGTTCGTGGCACTGAGTATTGCACCAACATACAACTCGGCGTCGAGATGGTCTATGGTGCAGGAGATTTGACCATCTACGATTTCAACATCACAGGAAAATGAGCACATGGAATTAGATCAAGTTCAAGAAGAGCCCAACACGCAACGCGTTGCCGTTGGCTGGGATGAAGAAGGCGAACCGACAGAAGGCTTCGTCATTGTCGGCAAGGACTCGGACGAATATCAAAAGACGCTGGGTCATCAGCGGCAGAAAGCTATTCGTCGGCAGGCAGTGAAGCGCACGCGCTTCGATTTGAAAAGTGAAGAAGGCGCAGAGCAACTCGATTCCACGTTGCGGCAGAATGAATTCGAGATGGCGGCTGCTGTCGTCGTCGATTGGTTCGGCTTCACGGTCAAGGGTCAACCTGCGCCATTCAGCAAAGAGCGTGTGGTGCAGATACTTGCCGTGAAGCCAAGTTGGAAAGACCGCATCATCGCTGCCTTGGAGGATGAAGCCGCTTTTTTGAAGCCATCGCAGTCGACATCTGCGAGTTCGTCGAAGCCGGTGCTCGTGGCGGCAAAAGAGGTAAAGACGGCGTAACGCTGTTCGATACGTTAGAAGTTGTCGAAAGGATGACGGGTGCTGCTCCTGACGAACTTGTTGAACTTCGCAGCCATGTGCTGCCTCCTGGGACTGACTATCTCTGGGAGTGGTTCACTCGTCTCAGCAGCACGCGCACACCGGGCTTCGGCTTTGCTGCCATCACAGAAACGGAGTTGCAAGCGTTTTTCAACAATCGACACATCACGCCTACATTGTGGGAATTTGATTTGCTCGTTCGCATGGATAGAGCGTTGCGCGATGCGTCTGCTGATGAAAAGCAGCAAGAGCAAGAGCCCGATGTCGATGAGGGATAGCTCGTGGACATAACAACACTCGGCATCGGCATCGACACGCGGCAGGTTAACACTGCCAAGGACACGATGGATGCGTTCGCTCGCTCGGCTGAGAAAGCAGAACAAGCCGCTGCCGGTGTTGGCGAAGGCTCGAAGAAGGGTGCGAAAGGAGTCAAAGACCTAGAAGACTCGATGGCTAGTGCCTCGATGAAGGGTGTGCTCGGTGCGAATGCTATTGAGAAATCCATCGAAATTGCGATTGATGCTGTCAAGCAACTCTATGCCTTGATGAAAGAGGCAGGAGACTACGCAGACCTTGCCGACATGACAGGGGCGTCTGCCGAAAACATCGCGAAATTGCGCACCGCTGCTGATGTTGCCGGTGTGTCGATGCAGTCGATGGCAGGCTACATGAATCAGATGACTCGTGTACTCAAGTCGACCGACGAAGACGGCGACAAAGCGGCGAAAGCGTTACAGCGTATCGGCATCAACTTCAAAGACTTTGATTCGATGGACCCGGCTGAACGCATCGCGGCAGTCGGGCAGGCAATGGGCAAGTATGCCGATGGTGCAGAGAAGACCGAGATCGCGCAAGCGCTGTTTGGTCGCGGTGCCGGTAACGTGCTCAAGGTGTTGAAAGAACTTTCCGATGCAACTGCATTTAGCACGCGACTCACTAACGAATCAATTGCTGCTGTCGATGGATTGAATGATGCGCAAGCTCGATTTACTTCGCAGTCGCAACAATACATTCAATCGGTGCTAGTAGGCACTGTGCCTGCGACAGAAGCATTCAAGCTCGTGATTAAGGAGACGACTGCATCCATGTTTGGAATGGGCGATGCTGCCACATCTCTCAGCGCGAATACCGGGATGAGTGAGTTCACTACGCAATCGGGACATTTTCTTGCCGG